ATGGCAACAGTTAAATTCTACCTTGATAAAAGAAGGCAAAAAAAAGATGGGACTTATCCTCTAAAGTTGAACGTGTTCCATAATAAACAAATAATGATAGCTACACAATTAAGCGCATCGGATAAAGAGTGGGCTGGAAATGAGTATTCCGTACGGGCACAAAATTATAAACCAAGAAACATTGTCGCTCGCGGGATAATAAACAAGGCGGAAACTGTAATATTAACGTTGGAGCAACAGGGTAAGTTGAAATCAACAACGGATGCATCATTAAAAAAAATGATCGAAGAAGCCATAAGCAATAAGACCCAAAATGAAAAGATATTCTTATACTATCTTGATGAATTTATATCAAAAAAGAATAATCAAGGTACCAAGACCGTATATACAACCACAAGGAACAAGATTAAAGAATACGATAGCCGCTGTACGTTTGAAAGCATGGATAAATCGTGGCTTGAAAATTTTGAAGCGTGGATGGCAAAGACAATGAAGGTTAATGCCTACGCTATTCATTTACGGAACATACGCACCGTATTCAACTATGCCATTGATGAAGAGTACACGACATTGTATCCATTCAGAAGATTTTCAATAAAAAAAGAGGAAACCCGGAAACGCAGCCTCACAGTAGAACAGCTTAGATTATTAAGAGATTACCCATGTGAGGAGTATCAGATAAGATATAGAGATATATTTATGCTTATGTTTTACCTTATAGGGGTAAATGCAGCCGATTTGTTTAACGCAAAACATTCCGCATTGGTAAACGGTCGCTTTGAATACAAAAGGGCTAAAACGGGGAAATTATACAGCGTAAAAGTAGAACCTGAGGCTATGGATATAATAGAAAAATATAAAGGGAAAAGCTATCTTCTCAATATAATGGATGAATACAGGAATTACAAGGACTTCCTGCATCGAATGGGGATAGGACTAAAGCAGATCGGGAAACTTGAACGAAAAGGATTAGGCGGGAAAAAGATAAGAACCCCTCTGTTTCCTGATTTATCCTCTTATTGGACGCGTCATACTTGGGCCACAATAGCATCTGAGCTCGACATTCCCAAAGAGGTAATAGCGCATGCTCTTGGACACAGCTGGGCAAATAGCACTACAACGGATATATACATACGCTTTGATAATAAGAAGGTGGATGAAGCTAATCGAAAGGTAATAGATTACGTAAATATTGATGACGTAAATAAAAAATAAGCAAGTCAATTGCCTGCCTATTCTTTCACGAAGTCAACTTTGTAACCCAATTCCTTTGCAATTTTGGAAAGAATATCTATACCCGTACTGTATTTTCCAAGCTCTATACGGGCTATGTTTCCGGGAGCAATCCCGGTTAACTCGGATAATTGCGCTTGCGATATTCCTTTTGCAAAACGAAGCTCTGCTATTCGCTTACCTATACGTTCTCTGTCATTCATGGTTATCTGATTATTGCATCCTCTATTCTCGCAGGATATGGTCTGCCTAATTCATTCTTCACATTCACTCTCTCAAGATCGATGGTAAGACCGGATATGTCTATACCTTCCTCTTCTGCCAATTCTCTTACTTGGTCTTCGTCACGAGCTATCGCATGGTACAATATAGTATCGCTGTGTTTTTCGTCAAAAATATTATAGCTATTCATATTATTTGCCCGTCATGCCGATAGCGCAGCATTATATATTATAATTTAATTTCGTTTTCGATTGCAAACTTAGCAAGGCAATAAGCCTGTTTTTCAGAACACTTCATATATTTATCAACTGATTGACAAATTGAAACAATAAAGTCATTTCCGGATTCTTTAGCTTTCATTTCAATCTTAGAAAGCATTTCCGCTGAAATCTGATAGCTCATAGAGTTTCTGTCACCGGATGCGCATCCATTAATCCACATCATTTTGTTTTGAATTTCTTCAAGTGGGGTTAAAGCTTTCAATTCTGCCTTTTTGGGTGATTTTTTCAAGGAAACACTATTTTCGTCGGTAAGGTTGAATGCCATTTCCTTTTTTGAGAATCCAGCCTCATAAGAAACTTCTACATAGCCGGTTGATTTGGTGATAATACGAGTGATAGTACCTTTTTGACCTTTTTTGTTGAAAACAACTTGATTGATAGTAATCATAACTTTATGCCGCTTATCCGTTGCCGCCGGTTCTATTGTTATTTGATATTGCAAATATACTATCAAATTTGATAGTAAGCAAGCGAAATAAACTTTATTTTTTATGCTATACAACATGTAAGTCGCAATAAGACAAAGACATTATTTTTAACTAAATAAATTGTAAATATCACATATTGTTTATTATCTTTGCAAAAGCATGTCAAGTGGCATGTGTACCTATACTGACGAAAAGACATGAAAGGACTTACAATCAAACAAGAAAACTTCTGCAATTATTACATTGAAAGCGGTAATGCTTCCGATGCTTATCGTCGTGCCTATTCGTCCGAGAAGATGAAAGACAAACAAATATGGGAAGAGTCTTGCAAGCTGTTATCTCGCCCAAATGTAGCCCAAAGGGTGAAAGAGCTCCAGGAAGAGCAGAAAAAAAAATCCGATATTACCAAAGAGGAAATAATCAAGTTGTGCGCTGATGTTATCAGGGGAAAGTCCATTACTGACTATACAGAAGAGTATGACGGAAAGAAGAAAGTAAAAACCGTTTCCAAAACATGGGCAATAGAACGTGTATGCAAGATGTTCGGTCTTGACGAGCCTACAAAGATTGATTTGAAGAGTATGCTTTTTGACGTCGATACAGGAGATGAGTAAAAATGAAAAGATCACATTTGATTATCGGAAATTCAATCCAAACTTTCATCATTTAAAGAAGGCATTAAAAGATGATGATATCCGGTTTATCTTCTTGATCGGTGGCTCTTCTTCGTCCAAATCCTTTTCGGTTGCACAGGCTATATTACTGTTTTGCTTATCTGACGGATATAATACTCGTGTTTATAGGAAGACTGGTGCAACCATAGCGGACAGCATATATAAGGCATTTAAGGAAGCAGCTAACAGTCTCGGCATTTCAAAAGCGTTTGATTTTAGGGAAAACGCTATTAAATGCTTCAACGGCTCATATATCACATTTAGCGGTCTTGATGATCCTGAAAAGATAAAAGGTCTTGAAAGTTATCAGTTTGTCGTATGCGAAGAATTGAGTGATTTTGCCGAAGCTGACTTCAAGCAGATAAAAAAACGTTTAAGGGGCCGTTTGGGCCAAAAGATAATATCCATGTTTAACCCCATATCAGAGGAGCACTGGATAAAGAAGAATGTGTTCGACAAAGAGGACTTGCACGAGGTCGACAATTATCTGTATGGTATTAAAAACACATTGACAGGAGATGTATTGCCAAAGGAATACACTACAATAACCAAGAAACTTATTAACTCTCCCCGCATAATAACCAACCCACGTACAGGAGAAGAGGAAGTGCATGCGCCTGATACGCTGATATTAAAGTCTACCTATCTTAATAATTTTTGGGTTGTCGGTTCTCCTGACGGCACTTATGGTTTTTATGACAGGCAGGCGGTTGCCGATTTTGAAAAGGATAAAAATAGAGATTATAACTATTACCGCATTTACGCTCTCGGAGACTGGGGTAGCATAAGGACTGGCGGAGAATACCTGTACGCATTTGATGCAGGAAAACATAGGGGGAACTATCCGTATGATTCTAAAACACCCATTCATATATCGGTTGATAATAACGTACTTCCATATATTACCGTAACGCTATGGCAAAAAAACGACAACAATTTCAGGCAGATACACGAAATATGCGCGGAAGATCCTAATAATACCGTTACTCAGGCAGCGTCAATGACAAGGGACTGGCTTACGTCTATCGGGTATGCAGATGTGTTATTTGTTCATGGGGATGCCACTACAAGAAGCGGTAATACAATAGATGACGAAAAGAGGTCATTTTTGGATAAGTTTATTGAGTGCTTGGAACAGAGGTTTGTAGTTAATGACTGTGTTCCCGCCTCTAATCCTTCAGTCGCTTTGTCGGGTGAGTTTATAAATGCCATATTGTCCGGTAATCTATACGGAATAAATATAGGTATAGACGATTCTTGTAAGAAGTCAATAAGAGACTATGAGAACGTGAAGAAAGATGCCAACGGAGCTATTTTAAAGCAAAGGATTAAAAACAAGGAAACCGGGCAAAGCTATGAGGAGTTCGGACATTGTACGGACACATTTAGATATGTTGTTGTAGATGTGTTCAAAGATGAATATACAAGATTCTCCCTCAAGAGGAAAAGAAGTGTTCAATCCGAAGATGATGTGTTGTACTTTAATGCGGATGCAGCCGGAAGCGAGTTGTTATACGTTATTCCTGATAATTTCGGAATGATGACCGCTGTGTCGTGCGTTATACATGATTACATAGATATAAAGGATGTAGTATATCATGGCTGCTATGACAGTGATATGTTATTCAGATGTGTTGAAACCGCAAAGGGGCTTGTTATATTCGAGTGTGAAAAAGCATTCTTCCATACAGTAAGGGAGTTGAGGGAATTAAGGGAAATAAAGGTAATATCTTCTTCATCCGACTACAAGCTTAGAATAGAGGCTAACAAAGACTTTATCAGTAAGAGAGTAAGGTTTTCAGGCGGTTATGAAAGTAATGCTGATTATCTGTTATTTATGAATGACTTTTTGGACTATAACGGTAAGGACAGCGCCTCTGCTATTAACATCATATCCGCCATGTCCAAGTATATAAGAAAGAATTTTTTTTAAATTGTTATTTTTACTTAGTCTAAATAAAAATAGTTCGTTTTTTATTTGCTATTCAATATGTTAGTTAGTATATTTGCATAAAATAATAGCCTTTGGTATGTTAAGTAACATACTACCCATTGTTGAACTAAAAGACCAAAGGCGATAATCATGTATATGGTTGTTGCCTTTTTTATTTAAGCATGAATTTATCTTTTGAGACAAAGAATTTTCATTTATCTATTGGAGGCAAGTCCAAAGATTTAATCAGCGACAAACAGGGGAATGTCTACGGATATGTGCGCAACGCGCTATATGACATCGCCTCTCCTTATGTAGCCTCCGATAACTTCATAACCCTATACGAATCTGTGCCGGAAGTGTTTTTTCCGGTAAGATATTTGGTAGACAAGATTGTCAAGGGTAATTTTATGCTAAAATCAACAAAGGACGATTCAGTTGTATTCAACAATGATAGCATAAACAAGTTCTTGACACAGCCAAACGCACTTCAATCATTTGATGAGTTCGTATCACTTCACTTTCTATATAAATTTCTGACAGGTAACTCATTTATCAAAGCATCTGTGTTTTCAGAAACGCAAAAAGAACTATGGAAGAGATGCGATGATTATTGGGTCCTTCCATCCGGCAGCGTTGATATTGTAGCATACAACAATGCTCCCTTGTTTTCTCCGGCAAGTGTATCTGATATAATCCAATATTACAGATTGTCTTATTCCGGTATTATGGATGATATGCCGCCGGAAACTGTTCTTCATGTGAAGGAGCCTAATGTAAACACATTTACCTGTAACCTCAAGGGACAAAGCAGGCTTGTATCACAGATAAAGCCTATATCCAATCTTATATCTGTGTATGAAGCAAGGAATGTTATATACACCAAGAGAGGCGCTCTCGGCATCATTGTATCAAGAAAGAAAGATGAAACCGGGACAGTCGCTCTAACTCCTGACGAGAAAAAGAATATCCGCGAAGAATACAATACTGTGTACGGATTAGGAGAAGATAAATATCCGGTAGCAATAATAGATACAGATACGGACTTTATTCGAACCTCTATGAGTATTCAGGAATTGCAACCGTTTGACGAGACGTTGCAGGATGCCATATCAATAGCCGGTGCGTTTTCTATACCTGCGCAGCTTGTGCCAAGAAAGGACAACAGCACTTTCAACAATCAGCAAACAGCGGAAAGAAGCGTCTACTACAACATCGTTATCCCGGAGGCTAAATCTTTCGCAAGAAGCCTTACCCGATTTTTGGGGCTTGAAAACAGCGGTTTGTACTTAGATGTGGATTATTCAGACGTGGATGCCTTGCAATCAGGAAATAAAGAGAGACAAGAGACTTTAAACATCATCTCGGTAAAGTGTAAAAACGAGTTTCTTAGCGGGGTAATAACCCTTAATGATTGGCGGGCACAGATAGGTGAATCAAAGGTTTCAAACCCTTTATACGACAAGCTCATATTGGAAATGAGCGATCAGGAAGTGGAGAGAATCAAAGGTATTATTTTTTCAGGTAACACAAAATCAAATAGCAATGGAGCAGCTTAGAGACATAACATGTAAGACAAGGACGAACGATGTTGACGAGAAAGGCATTGTAACTGTCGCTGTAAACGGAATAGGCATTCAGGATGCGGATGGTGATATATCGGCTAAAGGTTCTTTCAATAAGACGTTGAAAGAAAACTTCAGCAGGGTTAAATGGCTGTATAATCATGACAGATGCATTCTGCTCGGATGTCCGATAGAGGGTAAAGAGATTGACGGAAACCTTGTTATGACAGGTGCTATCAATTTAAAAAAACAGATAGGACGAGATGTGCTGGAGGACTACAAACTTTACGCAGAATACGGAAAGACCCTTGAACACTCTATCGGGGTAAAGGCTATAAAGAGAGACGATAAAGATAAAAGAATTGTAAAAGAGTGGTCTTTGTGGGAGTATTCAACCTTATCATCATGGGGAGCCAATCCGCAAACCTTTCTTATTGATATTAAGAACGCAGACAAGCAGACAATTCAGGAGCATATAGGTTTCCTTAAAAAAGCCCTTACGATGCGTTATTCCGATGATAAATTAAAAGAATTAGACATGAATTTAAGTTTGGTAGAAAAGGCATTATCCGGGCAGGATATTGTGACGTGTCCTCATTGCGGGCTTTCCTTTGATTACAATAGTGTGCCGGAAGAGACATTTGAAAACCAAGTATTGGACAGTGTAGGGAATTATACGCGCTGGATAGCAGAGGATGTAGTGTCTGCGGAAATGGCAAAGCTTAAACCGGAGATACAGGAACAGGTTCTTAATATCATATCGTCAAAGAAAAGCATCGAAGAACTTGCCGCTTATGTAAGGTGTCCTAAATGCTATGCAAGGATTTATAAGAGTTTCATAAACAAGAATACAGAGCCGCCGGAGGGCACTCACCAAGAAGAAAGCCGCAAAAGCACTTTTTCATTGGAGGGACTCGCTATTAAAGGTTTAATATAATAATTAGAAGAAATGAATTTGATTGAATTTGCAAAAAAAGAAAACGAATTGACATTGGAGGAAAAGCAAACTCTTGGTACAATTCAAAAAAAGGTGAATGATACGGTGGAGGAGCTTCTCAAAGGGCTTATCTCTGAAAGTTCATTCAACGAGAAAATGAAAAACGTAGATGAGCAGCTTAAGGCCCTAAACGAAGATGGCAAGGTTGGTCTTGCTGTTAAGGAACTGGGCGAGTTCAAAGAAGAAATCAAAGAGCTGTCAAAACAGCTGGAAGTGTTGAAGGCAAAGGGCTTTAACGTGAACGGCAACTCTAACAATCTTGGCAAAAAGATTGATGAGTTCTTGGATTCAGAGAAGTTTAAAGACTTCTTGGACGGGAAAACAAAGAGTTCAGGCCGCTTTGACATTGATTTGAAAGATGTGACAGACCCGGTCAGCATGACTAATGACTATTCCGGAGACAAGCTAATCACTCGTCAAAGCAGCCTTGTTGTAACTAAGATCAATGAAGGAGCGCACATTCGCGACATCATGACCGTAGACCAGGGAGACCCTGCATATCCTACAATCACATTCACGCAGATCTACGATCTTGACAGAAACGCTGCTGCTGTTTCAGAGAACGGAAGACTTCCTGAATCTTCATTCAAGATCAAGGAGCAGACCGTTGGCGTGTGCCGCATTGGTACTTATGTTCCGTTGAGCAAGCGATTGCTTAAGTCTCGTATCTATGTACGCTCATGGCTTATGAACCGTCTTGCCTCTTGGGTTAGAATGGCTGAGGATTTCCAAATCATGTTCGGTGACGGACAAGGCGATAACCTGAAAGGTATTGCAAACTACGAAGATATTCTTCCGGCAGAAGATATAATCAGCAAAGACGTGGTAACCGGCGCTAAGGGTTCTGTTAAGTCGGTAAGCACTTACAATGGCGGCAAACAGTCCATTGTTGAGTTTACAGAAGCACAGCCTGAAATCATGGAAGGACAAAAGATTACGTTTGCAGGTTCTTCCGTTGAAGGTTTCAACTCTACTTATGTTGTTCATAAGATGAATGACAGAAAGATTGTTGTTGACTATGCATACGCTGCCGTAGCTGATGCAACATCCGCTGTCACATTCACAGTTAAGAACAACCTGTTCAATTCTGTTGTATCTCCTAATATCGGCGATGCAATCAATGCTATCTTCGCAATCATGACCTATGCGGAATACACGCCTTCGTTCATTGCGCTTAACCCGTCTACCGTATTCGATGCAGAAACGGCAAAAGATACATCCGGACGGTCTCTCGGCCTTGTTACTACCGTTAACGGTGTCAAGTATATTTCCGGAAGACCTATTATTGAAACAACGAAGATCAACCCGGGCAAGTATTTTGCAGGAGATATGACAAACGGCGCTTCTCTGGTCGACTGGAGCAATCTTAGCGTTGAGTTTGCAGAAGATGTGGAAACAAAGCTCCGCAATACTGTTGTCCTCATCGCACAGGAAGAGGTTCAGATGCCTGTTTACAACCCGGCTGCATTTACATACGGTAATATTGCCGATGTGATAACCGCCATTAAAGTTGCTGCCTAATGGATAAGGTTATAATTATACGAGGTAGTCAACTGGAAGTAGATAAGATCATTCAGGAAAACCGAATAAGGAAGGAAATGGGGCTTATTTCCATTGAGGAAGGCGCCCCTAAATCCTCCGAAAAACGCGAGATTCCTGAAAAACGAGAAAAGACATCTCCGGTTGCGGACAATAAAAATGTTTAATTATGCTCATTGATTATGCTTTTTTTCAAGGGCCGCTATTTATTAGCGGAATAATTTCTCCGGATGTTGCTCCGTCATTGACAACATCTGCTATAACAGGAGATGTGAACAACCATATATCCTATTATGAGACGGAATACCTGATAAAGGTTCTTGGTAAAGAAGTATATGAACAATTTTCCGAATATCTCCAGTCAGAAGAGAAAGAACCTGTAAAACTGTGGGATGATTTAAAGAGCATGCTGGTTGGCACTATGGGAGGGATGAAAATCTCTCCTATTGCCAATTACATATACTTTTTCTACGCAAGAAACCATCAATGCGATGTAACCGTCAACGGTGTAAAAAGAGACAGCGATGTCGGTGATCTTGTATCTCCTATGGGGAAAATGGTTTCTGCATGGAATAGCATGGTTAGAATGAACGCAGACCTTTATAAATGGCTTGATACGCAACATATAGAGGGCTGGACATTCGATAAATCATTATTGAAACCTGTAAACACATTCAATCTATGATAGTAGAGATTTTCAGCGATATATGCAGAAAAGTGTCTTCCGAAGTTGGGTATGACGTGAATTATATATTCGGCGACAGTACATATATAAGGGAGGCCATCCTGACGCAAAAGAAGATACCACAGACCGCTACAAAACGCTTTCCTTTAATCGGGCTTTATACGCCATTCGTAGAGGATAAGACAGATAGCAAGGTGTATTGCAAGGCTGATGTCAATATAATCATAGCAGTAAACACGCTCAAGGATTACACCAATGAGCAGCGTATAGAAGTATCTTTCAAAGGTTTGTTAAGACCGTTGTATGATGCTCTAATCAAGGAAGTGGGTGCTGAAAAAAGGTTTGATTTTGGATATTCGGGGCATGTGGCTCATTCTTATTCGGAAAATCTTGTATTCGGTCGAAGAGGCGCTTTTGACGCTGACGGAAAGGAGATTGAAGAAAAGATTGATGCTATTGAAATAACTAATTTAAGTTTAACGGTAAAAAAAATAAAATGTTATGGCAACAGATTATAGACAATGTCCGGGGGTTGCAACCTTTAATACGGGAAATTCCGTATGCGTGTTAGACCCCGGCAAGGTAAAAGCTATCATATTGGTAATGCATGGGTATAAGTTGCCCAAAACTCTGACAGCGGACGCTTTGGAAGCGGCCTGTCATGCAGACAGACCGGGAAGAATATTTCCGATTAAAACGATTGTGGAATACGCTCCATCAGGCGGGGAAGCGCAAACCTCAGCGACAGGTTACGGACCTACAAAAATCACAGGATACTCGCCCAAAAACGATGTATGGACGCTTGAAAATTACGATGCAAGCCTCAAGGCTAATCTTATGGCTGCAAAGAATACAGCGTTTGATGCATATTTTGTGGACGAGAACAACGTGATATACGGCATGAACGACGGTACGGAAGAACTGGCCGGAATCGAACTGTCCGGCGTATATCCGGGCGGTCAGGACTGGGATTCTTCCGGCACAGAAGCCAACCTCACTATTGCAACGATGTTCAAGGATTACGAGAAGTATATCAAGAACGCTGGTGTAAAGGCTTGTGACTTTGACGTTGTCGGAGCGCTGAAAGGGCTTGTTTATGTTGAGCTGGTTTCAACAGAATCAAAGAAATACAAGCTTGTTGAGCACTTCGGAAGACTTGATATAACCCCATACTACGGAGCGTTGCTTCAAGAAAATGCGACTACTGCATTACCCGGTGCAACAAGTGTATCCTACGCAAACGGTGTTATTACCGTAGGCGAGGGAGAACCGACGCTTGCTTCCCCCTCTGTGTTGCAAGGAGCCGGAATCACAGGCATAGAGGCTTGGGGATGAAAGTAGAAGGAATTACATTCAACGATGAGAGAGTAAGAAACATGAAGAAGAGGGACTTCATAAACTCTCATAAGGATGTGTTTTTTCTTGACCGTCCGATAGAGGAACGCGAAAAGGTGCTTTCTTCAATTTACGAGGATATAGCCTCTTCCGGTGTTCAAAGGCAGAAGAAAGACGGTGATATGTAACTGTGTTGTGTATATTAATTAGGGGTGTTCATTTTGTTCACCCCTTAATTGTATTTGTTATGGCTAATATAATTGATGCGGAAAAAGCCGTAAAACAGTTCGTTGAGGGGTTCGAACCTATGATACGGGGTGTAATGGTAGAAAATAGGGAGGAGGTTTCACAATATATCGTAGAGCAGTTATGGTCAGGTATTAACGGAAACGACAAACCATTACGTCCTACCTACTTCAATGATCCATATTTTAATACTAAAGAGGCCGGATATTGGTATAAAAACGCTAAGGGATACGCCGCGTTTAAAAATAGGATTGCTCCTCTATTGTATTCTTCTTTGATAAACGCCCCTGTGAGTTCAAAAGGAACGCCTAACCTTATAATTACAGGTGAGTTTCACGATTCAATTACGGCTACTCCGACAAACAAGGGGTTAAAAATAGGAAGTGAGGGTGTCGGTTTCAGCAGCGATATAGAAAAGAAATACGGTCAGGCAATTTATCGTGTCGGTTCCTATGCCCGGAAAACATTTTTTAGAAGATGTCTAAAACAAGGTATTGAAGATTATTTCAGAAAATTCGGCTTGTAATGGGATGTGCGTGCGAAAACAAAAAGAGAATGGCAGACATAGCCAATATGAGGATGCTTGCAAGGAAAGTGGCCCAAATGGAGGGTAAGGTGTATGTCTTGTATGAGAACGGCGGAATATTCAATTTCTGCCCGCGGGGAGAGATGTTTAAAGGTGTATTTATAGAGTATGTTTGGTTCTGATATTAAAAATAGAACATCATTTTTTGTATAACCCCCGTAATTTTTCTGCCTTCAAATTGAAAAATATTAAAAATAGAACAAAGGCGGGAGTTACCCCGCCTCTTAAGTTTACTTTTTAAGCCCCATTATTATCCGCATATTAGGCATTACTGTTTTCTCAACTCTGTGTGTCTTTGTGTCCCTTGTTGGGGTATCCGCTTTATTTGTTCTTCCACGTTTTAGCGCCTTTATCTCTTCCTCCAATTCGTCCACACGTGTAGACATAATATTGTAAGCGTCCAGCAAATGGCTTATGTACCCTACAACGGATTGCATGTTTTTCAACTCTCTAAGAACCTGTTCATGTTCTTCTGATACTATATTCATTTGTCTCACCAAATCGGATGTATTTGTTCTCATATAGATAAAATATTTGTTTTAGGTTTAAAATCAGCACATCGGCTGTGATTGTAATGTTGTTTGGGTTGAATTTAACCCACTGGGTTGTTTGGGTTATTTTATTTTTGCCGTTTTCCCGTCAGAAGGCTTTCCACCGAATAAATAATTAATGTAAGCAAGTCCTTTTGGCTTACAAAGTACCTTCTGATATAATATGTCGGGGTGACTGTCTCTGTGTATCGGTGGTAACAGCGTCATTTCAAAATACCCGGCGTCAATGTACTTTTGTTTCGGTTCGTTTCGGTCTTTGAAGAATACGCCCACTTCCTTTAGTTTTTTGAAAAGGGTGTTTCTCCCGAAACCGAGGTTGAGAATTTTTGCGGCTTGACCTATGTCTACTTTGCCCTCTGCTTTGAAAGCTGTTTCGGCAAAGTCGGCTTTGGGCTTTAGTTTGGCGTTCTTCTCTTCAAGCTGCTTTAGCCTTTCTTCTTTTCTTTTGATTGTTTCCTGTGCCACTATGAGTGCACGTGCCATGATTTCTTCGGGAGTGTCGTCCTGTTTGGTTGCGATGTATCCACCGGTCTTGCGGATGGTTTTTAGAATTTCCTTAACTCCTTTCTTAAATTCTTTGGCGATTGGTTTTCGGGATTGAAATAAGACCTCATACAAACCGTCCTCTGTTAGCAGCCAAACTTCTTGATTTCCACCGGGGGTCGTAATAATGTTACGAACCTTTTCGTCTCTATCTACAAGATTGGTTAGTTTACTTGAATTGCTTGCAGAATATTCTATTATATCTGCAACTTCCTTTGTTAAGAATAATGGGTTTTCAGCGGTTCCGTAAACTGTGAATTGATGTCCAAGCAATTCTGTTTGTTTTAGGACTTGAATAGGATTTGTTGACATAACAAAAAAAATGCACCTACTACGAGCTGTCAACAAATCCATAAGATTAATGTCGGAGGCGTTTCCGTATCTCCACTCGGTAGGCGCAATATCTTAATTTTATACGATACTACTTATTAATATGTATTGGCAAAAAAATAACTCTATATGGATAGAGCCATAAGAGTTTACCTCTCTTATGAACTTGTTGACACCGCAAATATAACAACATTTTGTCAATCTGCAAAGGGATTTCGTTATTTAGACGGCGTATAAATTACCCAATATTTTATTGCATTTCTTGGAAAGCATTCCTTTTCTCCCTTAATTTGCTTAATAATATTAACAAATACCTAACATGGGAAACACAAAAAACAAGGGTTTGCATATAGAAATTGCATCAATAGAGGAAGATAAACCGCTTAACTGTCCTAAAATTTGTAATCGTTGTGAAGATTGTTATATAATTGGCGATCTTGAATTTGGGACAAAGAATGCTAAAGGGATAAAAATGTCTCACGCTTATTTGATAATACAAAATTTATCAGATGAGCCTATAAGTATAGAATCAGATAATTTTACAGCAATAGATGATAATGGCTTTTCATATAAGGGTGCGAAGTTTAGATGCAATTATTATGAAAGTAAGAAAGAGTTTTATACAGAAAGATATGAATTGCATCCTTCATCAAAAGTTAGATTCTTAGTGCTGTTTAAATCAAAGACAATATCCAGGATTATATATAGCAGCATATTTGATGACTACTATTATGATCTAACAGTAAATGATAAAAAAGAATGCCATGTAAATATTGATTTTCTAAGGTTGAAGCTAAATGAAGCGAACGCAGTTATATCAAATTTAAAAGAAGAACTTTCTACAAAAATTAAAGAAACCAATAGATTACAAGAAGAATTAGAGGAATGCACTCGTGAAAAAGAACGGTTAGATGATTATTGCAGGGAAAATTATAGTGCAAAAGCAATTCATCAGAGAAGAATGGAGGAATTGCTGTGCAAATATGAAGAGATAGAAGATGATGATTATTATAGAGTTATTTCATTAGAAGAACACGACACAGTTTCATTTAATAGAGAATTTGATAAATCAAAGGGTAATTATAATTGGATAAATGAAGGAGATGCTTTGATAAGTCTTAGGGCTGATAATACAGGATATGGGTTGGATGGTAGAACAATCATCAAAAGCCATGTTTCAGGAATATTTGAGTTTAATAAAAATAAAATGATTGGATACAAAGAAGAAATATGTAGAGTAAGAAAGTATCCTCAAAAGATGAAAAACGAAATAATAAATGAATTGGAAAAACAAGAGATAAAGGAAAATGTATATAAAAAAGAACGAAAAAAAATGATTGAAAGAGAGGTGCTTGATGAATTAATAGAAGAAGGAAAAGTATTTAATGTATATACTAAAAAGGATGGAAATCGAACTACCATACCAATGGATATAGCAAATGCTGTATGGAATAGAGATGGTGGAAAATGTTGTATGTGCGGTAGTAAGGAAAATTTGGAATTTGACCATATAATACCCATTTCCAAAGGAGGTGCAACAACGTTTAGAAATCTTCAAATTCTTTGTAAAAATTGCAACATAAAAAAATCTGACAACATTTAAATTCTTATGAAAAGACTATTATTATTGCTCCCATTAATAATTCTATTAACTGGATGTTCAAAAGATGACGAAGCATACATAAGCGCAATAGAGTTTGCACATACATCATGGAGTAATCCTAACAATTTCAATCCAGCATTTCATGAAGAGATTGATAAAGGATATATGATACAATTTACCAATTCTGATTTCGACATAGAGTACCATGCGCATGATATTCCTCCTTTGTCAAACGGTTTTGTTGCAACTGCTATATATTCTTGGGGTGAATATGTATATAATCCACCCATATTAAAATTATATACCCATAACAGATATACATTGACGTATAAAGTATATAAGGATAAGATGGTTCTTGAAAGTGATAACATATATATGGCAAATGATTGGGCTATAAAATTTCCTGATATCCTTTATCTTATGAAAGATTAATAAACCAATCAAAAGGAATAATATTAAACCTGTATGTTATTTAGACCATTTCTAAATTACAAAGAAATCCGTCTCATGTTTTGGTTACATCCCTATTTCTGCTTTAATTTGTGTCGGAAATAATATTATTAACAATGTAGTAAACATTGTTAGGTAGTGTTATGTTTAAATTGCGTCGTTCGTTCTGTCGTTCTACAATATTATAGAATAAAGGTGGTATGGGAAGCTGGAGCGAAAAACAAGAAGTTAAGAAAGAGGCAAAGGAAAAGGATAAGGTAAGGCGTGAAAAGCTTGCAGGATTCTTTTTTAATTTGGCGCAAGTTTCTTTCACTGTATTATCTTTGGGATTGGCAATAACCCTTGTGAAAGAAGAACTCTATGATAACATTTTATTAATTGTTCTTGTTTCTATGGGAATTATACTTACGGTATTATTTGCAAAAATAGGTAATAACATTTTAAGATAAATATTATGGTTGCATTATATGGGTTTGGGCTTATAACAGTAATAACTGTTGCCTTTTGGATTTATACAGAAACTCCTTCCGGTAAAAAGTGGATAAAAGGGTTGTGATAATATGGATTTTTTAAGCTTATTATATACAATAGGAACCATTATCACAAGTGGCATACTTATATGGTTTAAAACCAAATCCGGGAAGAAGTGGTTAAGAAAACTGTAAGCAGAAGTATAAAAAAGGAACAGATAAATTCAATATCAAAATAATATGGGGAGTGTAATGGAAAGCAAGAAAGCAAGATATTCTGCAAAGCATCCACATCATATAAAGCCTAAAGGTGATAGACTGGGATGGACGCCGAGAGGAGCAGCCAAGCACTTTCCCTTGCATGAAATTATCGGAGAGGGAAGAATCGTTAGTGACTCTTGCTGCTTCATTTCAGCCAATACAAAAAGAATTATGCAATAAAGCCAGACACTACATCTGGCTTTTTATATATATTCATTCTACGCTCTTAACTATCAGCGAATACTTTACAGGTTTTGCCTTTCCATGATTGTAACTTACACTTTTTACAAATCCTTTATATACGTTCCCGTTCTTCTCTATCCGTATATAGCCTGATAAATCAGAGGGTGTTCCCTGATCGCCTGTTTCTACCGATAATTCCCCAACCGTAAACAGCCTATTACCTAATGCTATGTCGTTGGTTTCTCTTACTCCGTTAATCTCAACATCACTATTGCCGTCAGAGGACGTAAAAGACAGCTGCTCTGCAAAGGCTGCAAGGTAGCGTGCGTTCGCTTCAATCATGTAGCGCTGCGAATACATGGCATTAAACATGGTAGACGGAGATATAACGCCGGATATGGTGTATCCGCTTCGTACAAGTTTATACTTTCCTCCCTCAAGTGAGGCACCTACAAAGAATATATCACTATCACTGTCATTGTCCGTTGTATCTTCGCCTCTTTTTGCGGCAAGAAATTCTATGCCGTATGCATCCGCACGATATGGGCTTATCAATTCTTTCGCGTTCTCTGTGAGAGTAATTCCGGTGGTGTATTCGTTTGTGAAATGGAATTCATCACGTCCGTTTACGCTATCGTAGTCCTGTTTGTCATATCCTACTTTTAGCCTGGAATATATCATAGAGGAGCTTACATTATAATTCAAGTCTACCGTATCGTCTTTCAAGTCTTTCACCAGTTTATCTTGAAACAAAGCATCCCTGTGCACAAACGTTACCTTGTTATCACCTATAACGGGAACAAACCCGAAAACAGAACTCATCCAGTTTGCGAATTTGGTATAGGATGTATAGATTTTGGCATTTGGTATCCCTCTGATACTTTCGGCTGGCGCAATTACTGTTTTATCCAAACGCGCATCAGTTGTGTTGGTAATCTCTCCGATTACGCTATTGTCGCCTGTAATTGTTCTCAATAGGCGGGTTAATAATACATTTGGACGGATGCAATCTATATCAATGGCATCATTCCTCGCCATAAATGTAATATTGAATAAATTGCTTTTATCTAATACTTGTTGTCTTATAACACAGGTAGCATCTCTTACATTTATAGAGAAATATAAAAATGAATCATTGCCAAATAACAGGTAATCCGTTCTATTTATTTCTATAACATTATCTCCTTCGGATAGTTGCTTGTTTAAAATTTCACTGTTAGATAAGCCTTTTTGTCCAATTATCAACCATGCTCTACCGTTGTTTAAAGAGACATTTAATGTCAATTTTATATTAATATTTAGCTTTAACCCCGAATTGCTTATATTCTTAATAAATGGGATTGTTGCCGTAGTATTACCATAATCCTTTTTGGGGACATCATATATTTCTATTATATCTTTTTTGGATATTTCCGGATTTCCACTTATGTATAAAGGATAGCTGTAATAGGTTGGTAATGATTCGTTTGTAGGAGCAAAGGAGTTAGATATATATTCATCGTCTGTGTCTCCTGTTATTATAAAGTTAATATTACTCGACATCTCCAGCCTATCATAATACAGAGGTTCCGCCTCCTTCAATTCGCTAACCAAGTATTCATATTGTGTGCCTTTTTTCGCCTTGATGAGACTTGCAAGGCTATTGTCAACCGCATTAATCTCGCATGATATGTCGGTGTATGTGAATGTGGAGTAATCCAAGGCGCACCTGAACTTTTCGTTCAACAACCACGAATTGTTTCTTACATAAAACACAATCGTAGCGGATGAATTTAAATAGTTTGACTGATATTCTCTTAGAAGAAGAGAATAAGCTCCTCCTGAGAACTCGAATTTGGTTGAGAAACTACGCACGACACCGTCATAGTCATTTCTCTTGAAAGACATCTCTACATCATCCCAATTGACAAGGTCATTTGTTACGTCATGTACATTACCTCCTGCCAGCAACTCGCATCTATAATACATCTTATTTCTTTTTTGAAGTTGAACGAATCAAAGCATCTATCTCGTCACACATGCGTCTAACCATATAGGCGTATTCTTTGGCGGAAAAGGTGTTCTCATCAATGTGCATCTTCACATGAGACATGAGAGAAACCCTTTCCTTCGTGAAATAATCTCTATCCATTTTAACCTTACCGGAATTTGCGGCAGCTTCTTTAAGCTTTGCCAGTCTGTAATTGTCGGAAGCTGAAACGCTCTTTATCCGGTTTGTTATCTTTTCGTGTTCATCTTCTTTGAACCTGTATCCTAAAGCTCCCATGATACTGACGACAACATCCCAGTCCCCGGAAGAAATCAATTTTTCGCACATGGAAAAACAGTTCAGCCGTATTTGAATATTAAGGACTTCGTTTCTCCTGATTATCTGCGCAACGGCTGATTTACCGCCTATGATTGACAAGTATTCATTACACAGCTTCTCGGCAGCCAAAACCTTTTCCTTTATGCTGTGCGCCCCGCTTTGAACAACCTTGTCAATATCTCCAAGAAAGATGTCAATGAAGCGGGAAAGGGCTATTTTACTTAAATCATTGTATATCATATCCAATAGTTTATATACGGTTTGAAATCCAGTTGTAATCTGCGATATGGTTAGCTTTTTTCATCATTCTTCCGATGTTCTGCAATTGCCTTGTATTGCCTTTCATTTCCCTTTCAAGGCTGCTGTAATCATTGTTTACATTGACTACTATGCCACTTTCTCGCATATCTTTCAGCTTCTTTTCTATCATACCATAGTCAGATGTGAGGCCGTCTCTGTCATATATATAAGACAAGTCCGGAATTACCTGTGCGTGCGCTGGAAGATTTACCAATGTGGGCTTATCGGGCGTAACAAACAACCCGTTATCAGTTATGATACCTTCTTTTTTTCCACCGTCACCCACAATAGCCAATCCTCCCGGATGATCCTTTGTACCCTTTGCGTATCTGGGAATGGGCTGAGCAGCAATAACAGCAATTTGAGCAGCGCCCATTGCACCAACCAAAGCGGCAAGAACTAAATTAGGTAATGCTTTTGTTATAGCTAAAGCGGTGGCTATCCCCGCCTGAACAATAGAATTTGCCTTGTCCCATTTAGCCTGCTTCTCCTGCAATGCAGCTTTTTTCTTTTCAAGTTCTGCGTTTTTTGCAGCCGTTTTATCCTCGGCAGCACGTTTGCGGGCTTCCGCTTCTTCGGTGGAAATAGCTCCGTTCTCTTCAAGTGATTCTATACGTTCTATCTCCTTGTCGTATGCTTCATCGTTGGCTTCTTGTTCTTTTTCAACATTCTCTATCCGAGCATCATATATATCTGTCATTAACGAAGTGATGCCTGATACTATCTTTCTTACGTATTGCGCCATATTTTCAAAACTCAATTTGCCATCTTCTGCTACATCAGCCATTATGCCAGATAACCCCTCAAATATTCCGGCCGTTTCCCCAAGAGAATCTCTTGCTGCATCATTCATTTCTGATAGCCCGCTCTTGAACTTGTCTATCCACTCTTCTTGTTTTTTATTGGCATCATCTAAACTAAGCTGATCTATTTGTGCTTGAATTTTATCAATTCTTTCTTGTAATTCCTTAGCCTTTTCACTGTTAATATCAACAAGTGTCATTTCAGCTTTTGCTTCTGCGAGGAGTGTTTCAAGACGGGCCTTAGCATATTTTACCCCAATGTCATACAGCCGTTTTTCGTAATCCTCTTTACCTATTTCCCCATTTGCATACTGCTTTTTAAGCAAATTAGCTTCTTTCAAAGCGGCTGTTTCCTGCCTGTCTATCATCCTATCGGTATTTGATTCAATCATCCCAAATCTCTCTTCAAGGTTTTGCATAATCAAATCGTTCTCCCTTTTCATATACTTCATTCGTATTGCCAAGACATCGTTTCCGTTCTTCTCCGCATCATTTATTTCAGCATCACGCATCATATTATTAAGTTGGATTTGGAGATTAAGCCTTTTGTCTAATTCTTCATTGGAATTATCGCCAATGGAAGCCAATCTGTTTTCAAGATTTGCTTTCTCTATTTCAAGAAGCTCCTTGTCGTATTTATCGTTTATTTCCGCAATGGCTTTTCCTTTCAGCGTTTCAAGGTTTTTCCTTAATTCAATTTCTTTTTCAGAATTGCCTTTTATCTCCTTAATCCTATCTTCATACTCTCTACTAACCTCGGCTATTTCCTTTTTTCTGCCGTCGGCAATTAAATCAATCCTTGATTTAGCTAAATCCTCTGTTATCTTTTTAATGTATTCGGCATATTCTTCTGCTTTCTTCTTGGCTTCTTCATAAGCTTTATCGCTTTTTCCAGGATCGTTAACCAATGCTCCTACATTAATATTTTTAGCCATTCCCTCCAAAGTCTTATCGTAATCGGTCGTCACTTTCAATAATGACTTCCACGCCTCTTCCTCTTTTTTGGTTTGCTCTTGTGCTTTTTCTAAATCAGACCTTCTTTTCGATAAATACACCGACTCTCGCATGCTACCTTCTTCTATGCCTTTTTCTCTTGCCTTTTGGGTAGCCTTTTCTAATGCTAATTTTGCTTCTTCTTCTTTTTTCTGTGCTTTTAAATACGTGTTATATTGATTTGCCCTTTTTATCCAAGCTTCATATCTTTGCGATGAAATTTCTGTCATTTTATCCAATTGAGCCCTTGCAATGGCATTCGAAACAAGTTCTGTACGAAGTTCTTTATAAGATTTGACTGCTTTGCCTACGAGAATTTCCTCGTTTGACATATTTCCAAAATATGAAGGATATTTACTTCGCAACTCATCAATGGCAGCAATACGCTCTTTCATTGAACGTTTATTGTCTTGCGTTGCCTTATATAACAATTCCAGTTCTGTCCTTTCTTTAACGCTGTCAGAAATTCCCTTTCGCCTTGCATTTGCTAAATTAGTTTCAGCGCTTGCTACCTCATTAACTGCTTTTTCCGCCTTAAACAAACTTCCTACCCATTTTACAATCTCCGAACCATACGCAGACAGCAATGTTATACCTATTACAAGTGCAGCCTGCCAAGAAAAGATACTACCTAACAATTGTTTCCAAACAGGAATCGCGGTTAATCCTTCAGCTTTCATCCGTTTAAATTCTTCGCTTGCTCTTCTTAATTCATCCGCAAACATTGGTAAGTTATTGGAGATAGCAAGGAAGAACTGGTTGAAGCTCACTGTAAGAGACGGTAGTTCCCGCAATAATTGTTGCGTCTGTACATTTAATCCATTCCATAAGGACGCATAATTACCCACATTTCTTTGATAGTTCCCAAATTGTGCGTCTATCTCTTTTAATTTGTTGTTCAAAGAATTGGCTTGGGAAATAAGGTTTTTCCCTATGCTGCTTTCCCGGTCAGCTTCACTTAACGCCTTATACCTTTTTTGCAGTTCAAGCATAGCGGCGTTCATTTCATTATAACTACCGGAAGCGGATATTACATAAGTGGAATGATTTTTTATTAAAGCTGAATACTGTTGATTTTGTGCTATTAGTTCCGAGTGCCTTTGTTTTAATAAAGAAGATTGGTTAATGTATTCTGTTAAGGTAATTTCTCCTGCTTTATAAGATTTGTTTAATTCGCGAATATCAGATAGTATTTTCTTCATAGCCTCTTTATTGGCTATGGTGTCAGCTGTTAATTTAGTCACTTCACTATCGTAAGCCTGTACTGTATCAATTATGGAAGCATAATTCATGTTGGCTGCTTGAAGTTGAGCGGATGCCTGATTTATCGTGTCGCTTGCAGTCTGTGTGCTCTTGGCTGCATTTTCCTGTGCAGAAGCAACCTGATTGGAAGAAGAAGAAAGCCCGGCAAGCATATCGCTTGCATTTTTTACGTTTTTAGAAAATTGCTCAAACAGGATGTTTAGTTTTTGAAGACTCGACATAGAGTTAAACTGCTGGGATATTTGCCGCAATACAGTCAAATGCTTTGTCTGAATGGATTCCATTCTTTCCTGTGTCTTGTTCAGTTTTTCAAGAATGGATGTATAATCGTGTGCTTTTTGGGAAAGTTCGTCAAAAGTCTTTGGATTTGTCTTTGAGCTTGCCGCTAATGTGTTTGCAAATTCTACATATTTACCTTTTGCCGAATCAAACTCAAGTGATAATGTTTTTAGTTGCTGTAAAGCTTCTTTGCTTACTACATCTGTAATTACAAATTCGTTTGCCATAAGTCCTGATTTTGAGTTCCATGCAACATCACATGGCGATACAAAGATAATAATTTATTTAATTTATTGGTTCTTATTTGGAATTATTCTAAATAGTATGTACATTTGCAAAGGACGTGTAAAGTTGCACGTCACCGTAAAAAGGACGAAAAGACATGGTAAAGGTTGGTGATGTTTGCCCTCTTTTTTTCTCACCTATAAAAAATAAGTTTGGGCTGGAAATGGACTACATTCAGAGGTTCCACACTTCTGATAAAATCCATATACAGGTGTTTGCGAGCGCTTCGGAGGAGGTGTCAGTAACACTTAACAACCTTGTCGCCGAGACCTCTACTCCTGTATCTCTTTCTACATACAATCAAAATGATAACGTATTAATGCATTATGCAGTCCTTAGCGGGCTGGATGATGCAAAATATACGGTTACTGTCAATGGTAATGCGTCAGAGCCATTCGAGGTGTGCTCCTCTGATATTATATTAGAGGAAACAACGCTTATCAGGTATTCTCACAAGAGTAATAATTCCGCTTTTGATAACATATTTTGGATAAACGATACTCAACAGGTGTTTGAGTTCCGGGTAGAAGCCGGATTTAAGCCGGAAGGATACTCTTCTCATATAAGCAACGAGCAATACCGCAATCAGATGCAGGAGATAGAGGAGTTATACGCAGTCCCGTATGATGTTTATACCCTTACAATCGGAAGCTCAAAAGGCGTGCCATATTGGTTTGCCAAACACTTAAACCGCATCTTATGCCTTTCAATGGTGGAAATTGACGGGACGAAATTCGTGCGTTCCGAGGGTTCAGTACCTGAAATTACACAGGTTATTGAATCAAGCCAATTATTCTACATCTCGATCGCTCTTGAACAACAATATAATGATATTGCCGGTATCGGAGGTACTCCCGAACCAGCATCTCCGCCATTATATGGGGCATTTGTGATTGATAATGCCACAGACGGGCAGCTATTGCAGTTCAAGGCTGACAAATCAGCTTTTACCAACGTAACAACAGTAGAAGTATGATAAAGAAGAGGGTAAATAAAATAAATTGGCATGGGAGCGACCTTGAAAACAACAGGGCTAAAGCTCCTAATATATCTACTCCGGGCGGAAACGGGCTCGACGGACTTAATGACGGGGAAATATATGTATGTAATGCAGATGAAGACCCTGCTATCTTCATAAAAACAAATAAGGATAAGGTTGCAAGAGTTGGCGGTAATGGAAGTGACAGCTATTCGAGAGATCAGATAGATGATTTTCTCGGAAAGAAGCTTGACAAAGTCGTTTGGGACAGAAATCTTGAAGAGAGGGTTGACGATAACGGAAAGGAATACTTGTTCTTAACCAAACCGTTGATTACCGCCTACGGAGTAACCATGTACGCAGGCGCAGACGTTCAAGTACCTTCAATCTACGAAGGTCTCCCAATAGACGGTGTGACAATACAGTGGGTTGACGGAAAGCTTGTCGCAACAGGTGGAAAGGGTACTGCCAATGGTATAGTGGTTAACGGTAATACTTACACTCCTAATGAGGACGGAATAATCACCTTGCCTAATTATCCGACTTCGCTTGAATGGGGCAACATATCAGGAAAACCCAGCTGGATAGGTAGTACAAAGCCCTCTTACTCATGGGATGAAATTGGCGGTAAACCGTCAGTGTTCCCTACCAATTGGGAGAATGTTTCGGACAAACCCTCATGGATAGGCGCCACCAAACCGACCTATAATTTCAGTGAGATACAGAATAAGCCTACCACCCTTGCGGGCTATGGCATCACAGACGCATACACCAAAAACGACATATCCGGGCTATTAGCCGATTACGTAACCAAATCGGGTGCACAGGACATTACAGGTATCAAGTCGTTCATAAACGGTTTTAATATCGGTGATATACTTGTAAAGAAGCATTCTGACGGAGTGGTTGAGTTAGACGGTGATTTGATTTTGACAGGTAGTCTTACCATGTTTGCACAAGGCAGTCATACGGCATCAACCATTCTTGACGCGCTTCCGACAGATGAAACCACCTTATCCAAAGAGGGTGGTGTATTAAGCGTGATAGGCGGTGTTGGCGGTGGTTCGGTAGACGGGATTATCCTTAACGGAACAACCTATTCCCCTGATGAAACCACAAAGCTGATTACATTGCCGAATTACCCAACCACATTGCCGGCAAGTGACGTGTATTCTTGGGCCAAGCAGCCGAACAAGCCGAGTTATTCGTTTGGTGAGTTGTCCTCTCATCCTACTACGCTGGAGGGATATGGGATTACGGATGCGTATACACAGTCTGATGCTGATGGAAGATTTTTCCGATATTTTGGTTACACAACTGACGATGGTGATGATTTCATGTGGCAAAAACTTGGAACATTTACTTATTTGAATGCTTTTCCAGACGGAGTTACTATTAAAAGACATGGTTATGGACAAGTAACATCTTTTATAGCTGGATCTTCAAGATTCCAATTATATTCTACTCACTCTTCGTCAGATCCTAATGATGGACCTAATGGCATACAATTTAGATCAGGATGGGATGATGATAAGAAAAGCTGGCGAATGCTTCTTGATGAAGTTAACTATCTTCATTATACAGATAACCGCTACGTCAACAAGGCAGGGGATACGATGACGGGAAAATTGTTATTTAACGCAAATTCCGGCATTGACCTTGTATCTATTCCAAGAACCAAGTCTGCTATTAGCTTTAATAATGCAGGTGCTAATAGAATTGGAATTAACTTCACAGACGGAGACGGTAATCTAAGAATAGCTAGAACTGATATTAATCAAGACTGGGTAAGCGGAGACGTAAATATTCTTTTAGGGTCTAATAATTATAAAGTTTGGCATGCCGGCAACGACGGTTCAGGTTCAGGGTTGGATGCGGATTTATTAGATGGTAAACATCTTGGTAATGTAGGAGATAGAGTGATGCGTCAAATTGGCTTCCCTAATCATAATGAATTTGGCTCTACTGATACTAATGTTTATTTAAGAAAGATATTAGGCTGGTGTTATAATAATGTTAATACTGGGGCTGATGACTCTTTATTTATTGGAGTCGGACGTCCTAATTCATTAGGTAATATGCAGATACAAGTGTATTGTAATAGTGGAATAAATGAAGAAGGATATCCAAAATACTCGACAGGCATGTACTTTCCCTTAACCGGCAATCCCACGATGTTTGGAACTAATGATTTTAACTATATCCAAAGAAACTTAGCATTTGTGGATGACAATGTAGAATCTGCTAATAGATTATATACACCTCGCACAATATTCGGTAAGTCTTTCGATGGTACAGGAAATGTAACAGGAGGAGCTAAGTTTCTTAATATCTGCATTGAGACAGATAACAACGGGAATGATAGCGGAAGAGTTAGTGAGATAAATAATTATAACTCTGAATTAAACCTCCAATATAGTACATCAAGAGATATAACAATGTGCTTTGGTGGCGGCAATGTCCGCATAGGAACTGGTCTTAGCGGTTACAAACTTAGCGTAAATGGAAATGTTGGAATAGACGGATCTATCACCTTTCAATATCTTTCAGGTGGCAACGAGCGCAATCTGCTATACCAGCAAATGGCAGATAATGATTTATTCCGTATCAGGTGCGGTGGCCCGTCAAATCAAGGCTGGGTAGAGATTGCAACAGCGGATGACGGCACAGAACCTATCTATGTAAGGCAATACACAGGTGAGTTTGCGTCAATTACAAGAACTTTAACTCTGCTGGATGGAAGTGGCAATACTATTTGCCCGGGTAATCTTCTCACCTATGGCGGAATAACCATGTACTCCGACTTAAGAAAGAAGAACGTCCTGAACAGCATCATCGTACCTCTTGACGTAATGGCAAACGCTGACCTTTTCGATTACACTTTCAAGACAGATGAAAAAGGCAAGGTCAGAGCAGGAACGAGCGCCCAGTATTGGAACGTGTTTCTTCCACAGGTGACAGACACAGACAATGAGGGCTTCTTCACAATGAGTTATGATGTGCTTGCAACTACATGCGTACTGTCTATGGCAAAGCATTTCCAAAGATTTTTGATAGAGGATTTTGGCAGACACGAAACAGAGATAGAGAGATTAAAACGTGAGAATGAAGAACTAAAGAACCGCGTTAGCGAACTGGAAAGGAGGGCAGCATAATGGCAGTGTATAATATATTACCGAGTACAAACCTTAAAACAGAGGATATACGCGATACGCTCAACGCATACGGAGGGAGTGTTTCTAATGACTGCTTAACGTTCTTTACAGATGCTGCTAATATTAGGAAATGGGCGAAGTATAAGCCTATAAATTACGCAAAAAACTTCGACTTGACGGATGCAGAGAGGGCAACCAAGAACTATGGCATCGGAAACATACCATGGCAAACCGAGTTCGGCGCTTGCAAGGCATTCATCGACAGGACAAGTGCGGAGCTTTCAGCGTACTACACATATGATAGGCCAACTGGTGGCACTTCCTCACCTTACAGGTTAGATGATTTCAGGGACTATGACGGAGCCGCGGACGCACCTATATATCCGTCCAGCAAAACAAACTTAACAATGGGCGGAAACAATACATGGGTAGCGGTATATGTCAATCTGAGGGGAAAGAGTTCACATCCAAATTGGCTGAACATATCCTATCTTGACAATAGAGACCCGTACGGAACATTGATTCTGTCAGCAGACAACTGCTATCTCGGAGTAATCCTTAAAGGGGATAACGGAACATTCTATGCTATCGAACAGGTAAAAGTCCATACCCATACAGAGGGTGGAGACCACGAGACCGCTATTACTATCAATGATAGGAACTGTTATGGAACTTATAAGTTAATGCCGTTTCTCATTGAATCGAGTTCGCTTCCAAATCCTGACGGGAACGGTTATCAAACGGTAAAGTGTCTTCCGCTTACAATGTCTATCTCGACAGTCACCATAGTTAAGCAGGCAGCACAGTTGGTGGTTACCGCCAACTATGCGAGAGCAGACTATGGCAACGGATACAGGCTATATTTAACCAGTATCGTAATCAAGAACAATGGCAATATTAGTACAAGTGTTTCAGGCCTTAGATGTTCCTTTAGTGGAAGCAACATGACTAATGTCTCGAATGTATCAATATGGAATGTCGGCTCAACCAGTATATCAATTGCACCCGGTGAGACAAAAACGATTACCTCATTTACTAACAACAATTTCTACACCACTACCAAGACGAATGTGTATGGCTATTGGTATTTGTATGTTTCATATACAGGAAATGAGATAACCAAATCATTGAATATAAGCAACACACCGCCAGCAAGCGGTTCGTTTTAAGACGTATTATTAACTTAATAATAGACCATGAAACAGTTCAAATCATTATCAGACAAGCGGCTCATCATTGAAGCCGAGGTAAACGGGAAGAAAGGCTTCTTCCTTATCGATACAGGTGCGAGTGTTGGGCTTATTGCCGAGGACAAGGTAAAGAAGTTCGACATCGTGAGAGGACGCAAATACCCCGGCTCTCTTGTTGGCGCTGGCGGTGAAATGGAAGATGTGTATTACTGCAATACGCTTGTGCGGTTTGGCGGGAAAGATATTCCGCAGTTCCTCATTACCGACATATCAGGCGTGAGAAACAGCATAGAGCGTGAGACCGGGATAGAGATACTGGGAATAATCGGCCTTTCCCAAATGAAAATCGCATCGATGCAAGTAGATGCAAATGACAATATGATAATAATCGAATAGCATGAAAGCATACTTAGTTTTAAGCAAATACCACGCACCTGACATCGGTGTTGACGAACTGTACGACAGAGAATATTACTTGAAATCAGAGGACGCAGACAAAGCTCTTGAAAGAATGATTGAAGCTTTCAAGAAAGGAACTGACTACGATAGTGCCATGCAGGAAAGGCGCGCATACTGGTACTGTGAGTTCAAAGGATATTACACGTACTTCTTTCAGATTGAAGAGATTGAAATAGTAGAATAATAAACCAATAAAAACAAAAGTTATGAGTACATCAACAACCGCCGCAGAAAAAGTGGCTTATGAAAAGTTAGTGAGAGCAACAGTAAGAGTAAATAACTCCGTAGACGAATCTAAGGTCTATGACATTGAAGCGGATGCCGAGATAAACAACGGCATTGTGGGTAACATCAATTCAGGCACAGTGAAGAAAGACGGCTCACAGGTGGCTACTTTCAACAGCTACGGCAACGAGAACCTGAGCATCAACCACAATGTAGGAGAAAAGCAGGAACAATGCGAGATTACCGCAGCCGTCAACACCTTTATCGCCGACGCGAAAGCTAAGGTAGCCGCTTCAGACCCTATCTCACTGTAATTGCATAATCATTAAACTTAATCATCATGGAAGATAAAAAAGATAAGAAAGAAAAAGAAGAGTTGAAAGCCATTGACTTTACCAAGGCAGAAGTAGAGAACATTGACGGCTCAAAGTCTAAGATATTCGTAGACGGTGACGGTGAGATTGGCATATTGGTTAAGCAGTTTGCCAACGTGATATACTCCCAGTCCAAGGAATTGGGCGAGGTGGAAGTAGCCCGCGAAATCTACAAGACAGGCCAGTCAAAGGTGACAAAAGAACAGGCAGTAGCCTTGAGGAAGTATGCGGAGAACTACCCGTACATCCTGCGCACTGCAATAGAGGGTGTATTTGACGTGTTCAAGTAACTAATCAGAAAGGGGTTGTGTCATGAAAAAGGTAAAGGTTGATTTGTTAGTTATTGGCAATCTATTGGTTATCAACAACTTGCGAGGGGGGGGGTAAAATCCTCTAATTGGAATTGCTATGCAGATGAAAGCCTATATGAAGCGGACAGGGTCGTACATGGAGACTACGAGATTGACGGTGACAGTGATATGTCTATTGCTGTTACTGGTGGTATCACCATTATACGGAAGGAGGTATGATATGGCTATTGTACCTGATTCCAATGTCAACCTTGCAGGTAACATACGTGACATACTGAACGCTGCGGGGGGAAGTGTCACTAATGAGGTGATAACATTCTTCCAAACGAGGGCTAACATCAACAAGTGGGCCAAGTACAAACCTTACCGAAAGGCAACAAACTTCAACCTTGATTATAGCACAGACCCTACACGTGCGGACGGGTGTATGTGGGGAATGGTTACCCCAACATTGAGGGCGGGATATGTGTATTTCAATAAAATGGCTTATGAAATTACCACAAACCCTTCTCAAGCAAATTACCCCAACTGGGAATATCAGCTTCCGAGAGGCGGACAGGGTGAGCCTTACCGACTTGGTGATTTCAAAGGGTACAATACCGCGGCTGTCCAGCCGTTTACAACAGGCATAACTAATTATAAGTCGGAACTGAATATGTTTGATGAAGATAGCTTCACTGCTTTTTGCATGATAAATTCGGGGTCCGATTTTAATTTCAGGGACTTTTTTACGACATCTTCCGGATATAGGTTTGTTGTTGAATGCTACTTGGAAACGGGTATGCCTTTTTATGTAATGGACGCTCCGACTTACAAACAAATATCAGGGCAAGATATTGCAAACGTTACCGACTGGGCAGAATATATAAAGATCCAGCTTTCGCAGATAATGCAGAATACAAGCCAGCTTGTCGGGCGGTCGCTGTATGTATGTATGGGTGTTCAGAAAATAAGCTCAAGTGGAAGTGCCGAGGGCGGAACGGGCATTGTAGCTCCATGGAATGGCAGCGATACTCCGTTTTTCAAAAGGATTAGCATAGTAAACTATTTCAGCCGCCGGGCAAGCCTTACCTATGTGGCGTTTACGTTGGTTAATCCTACTTGGTATTCAAGAGACAGCGACCTTACTTTCTCTTTTTCAGGCACAAGATATTTTTGTGTAAGGATGAAGATAGAGCGTAAGGCGAAGGGGATGTACATTATTCCTGAAAACTCATCGTTCACGCCTTCTTCAGGAGAAGGGACCATAAAAATAAGATGCTCTGTTGTGGCCGGAACATATCAAAGCAGCCAGTTCGGACAACCCGCAAATAGTTCTTTGCAGAATATCAGTCAGATATATATAGAGCCTTCTTCAACCGAGGGACAGTATCAGGAGTTCTATTTGGTTTTCAGCAGCCTGTTAAGGTCCGGCACCGCTTCTTATTTGGTCTTTGAGGCTACCTCTGACAATAAAGGTTCATTCGTAACTATGGATGTTCAGACAGTGAATATAACTTGCAGATAGTACGATGAAACAAATAAGCAAATTCCCCGTTCCACTCTCACGAGCCAAACGGGGATGCAGTAGTAATTAGTTCTGATACTATGAATGATACAAAGATAAGAAGAAATTTAAACATAACGATAAAATGAAAGAAAACATTATTACCCAAAGCATACCGGGTGGATTTGCGATGATAGCAAGCAGCTTTATTGTACGGTCATTGGAACACATGATACCTTGGCTGATAGTATCATTTGCAGTTATTATCTGCGATTTGGCATTTGGAGTTAGGAAGAGTTTATTAATGAATGAGGAAGTACGTTTCTCCGGAGCCATACGCCGTACTATGGGTAAAATGGTAACTTACTTTGCCTTTGTCTGCATGGTTGTGATGATAAACATTGCTTCCGGGGACAAGTGGAACATTGATATATATTCCTGTCTCTTTGTGTGCTTTATAGAGTTTTGTTCTATTATAAGCAACATATTAAAGCCTAAGGGGTATGATTTCAACATATTAAAGGCTTTGGGCATATTCTGCAAAAAGGTTTTTAATGTTGATAAGGAAGATGTTAGTGAGATAATAACGAAAGATAAGGAGGAAAAGAAATGAATATTAAAGATTACTTCGACATTCAGGAACTTGTATGCCGACACGTGTACGAGAAGTTCGGTGATAACGCTTGGCAGTTCTTCGATAACCGCCTGTTAGAAACACTGCTTGTTATCAGGGAGAAACTTGGCAAGCCTATCTATGTGAATAATTGGCAGGTAGTCGGTAATCTGACACAACGAGGGTTAAGATGCAATGTCTGCCAGCTTGTTGCAGAAAAAACAAGGCTTGAGAAAGTGTACGTATCGGCACACATACAAGGTACGGGCATTGATTTCGATGTAAAAGGTATGACGGCTCTTGAGGTCCGTAACTGGATTAAGGCAAACCAAATACTTCTTCCGTATCCTGTCAGACTGGAGCAGGATGTTACGTGGGTGCATCTTGATATGCGTAATGACGGAACAAAGGGTAAAGTCGTATATTTCAAAGGATAATTATTAACAATTAAATAAAAGCATTATGGCAGCAACAGATTTATCATTCAGCAAAAACGAGGAAAACAAGTACGTAGCATCTTTCGTATCCGAGGGCCCTGTTACCATACAGGTGAAAAGACAAGAAGCAGATGCACTAAATATCTATGCCAACATTGACGGCATGGATGCAATCTACGTAGGCGGCTATGGCCCGTACAACGGTAGTGCCAACTTGATTTTCAATGTAGATGTCCCGGCAGGGGTTAATGTGTCGGTTGAATCGTTTACGGAAGTGTTGGAAGCTAAAAAAATAGGGCAATGAATAATATCGAACTAAACAAAGTCGCAATTCAGAGCATCGGCATTGACACCATACGTCTGCCGGGTGTCGGTTCTGCAAGCGCTAAGGGTTCGGGGAGTTTGTTTCACAAGTCCCTTGTTGACGCTTGGTTTATGTCAGGATACAGCAATGATAATCCTCCTGATTCGATAAGTGGTTACAAGGGGCATGAACTTGTACTGAAGAACTTTGCGTTTGCTGGAAGTAGTGGATTTGGAAAGTATTCTGTAAATAAAACAACGTGGGTAAATACGAACCGTTGTGAAAGAATAGATGTAGATTATTTAACTTATACTTTTGTAAATATCACTGAAAGCAACAATTCAATTTTACAATATGTAGAAGGAGGAATAAGATTTAGTGCCGTAGGCAATATTGTGAAGGTTAGGGTTGCTGGGATACCTGAAGGAGGTAAAGTTAATATCGGTAACTATATAACTAATATAACAGAAGATGGTGTTTATGAAGGAAGCTACACCTATGATACAAATGGAAATACAAGTATTTCTACCGCAAATTGTATAGGAGCTACTATAACTGTTGAATTTCTTCCCGACAACGCAGGTTCTCTTGTATTCGATGGTGTAGATGATTATGCTGTATGTGACAATATACCGATACAAACGGATTATACAGTGATATGTAGGAGACAGATTTGGGATAAACAAAATGATAATGAAACAGTAGTAGCTTCTAAGAGTTTATCTTATGATACTGGTGCTTTCATTTTTGAATTTCTTAAAAATAGTACAAAGGATCAATGCCGTTCGTTTGGTACTTTATCTTCAATATTAGTAGAAAAATCTGATTCGATATCATATCAGACGAGTACATCCTATAATGGAACTAATATAACAAAAGGAACAGGAACAGATACTGATATATTATATTTAGGGGATACCAGGAAGAATGATAATCGTTATCTGTATGGTGCTATCTACTACTTCGCCCTCTACGATAAATCTCTCACTCCTGATGAAATAGAGCAAGAGAAGATAAAGTTAAATGAAATTTGGACTAAAAGATTAAATAGATGAAATATGTAATTGTAACAGTAGAATGGTGCTTGCAAAAGGGAATAGTAGTACCTGAGCATGCGCGTAAAAGTGTGAACGGAAGTAAGGTTATTCTTCATTATGACTTTGTGTATCCTGTGTTGACTGATGAGGATAAACTAACGGTTTACGAACATAACAGTAGAGAACTTGGTAGCATCCTGAATAGCAGGGAGTGGAAAAATGAAGATTCCTCTATTTCGTAACTTATAAACTATTTGCCATGAAAGAACTAAGAAATCTATTGTTTTGGGCGTCTGTTGGATTGCTGGCTATGCTGCTGGTGTTCGTGTTTGCTTCGTGCCGAACGAGGACGGTCTATGTACCTGTTGAAACAAAAGTGCTTGACAGTATAGTCTACCATGATACAACGTTTCAGGAGAAGCTGATACCTTATAAAGACTGCGTGTCTACCCGCGATACTGTGTCATTCCTGCATAACCCGTATGCTTATAGTTATGCGTCTTGGAATAAGGGGATATTGAACCACTCATTAGGGATCTATCCCCAATCTACGGTGACGGTCAAGATACCTTACTTCATTGAAAAGATAAGAAGAATTGAAGTGCCAAAGCCCTATCCTGTGGAAAGGAAACTATCATGGTGGGAACGGTTTAAAATCAATTACGGAGGTGCGAGCATGATGCTAAACATTGCATGTGTCGCATTGGCCGTTATTTGGCTTGCCATAAGGATAAAAAAGAAATAAGTGTAGAAGTTGGCTTTAGCTGACGCTCTTTCGGGGCTTAGAGTAGAAAGAAAGCCCCTATCTCTTGTTCTCTGTCTGCGAAACGAACACAAGAGACAACAATCACAATCCGAGTTGTTACGAGGCTTTCGAGTTTAATAACGCCGGGTTGTGATTTTTGTTTTTAATAATTACATGTTTTAAAGCAGAATAATATGAAAACAGGAGATTTGTATCAGATTATGATGTCTACGGTATGCAGGCATACAGGGGTTGGAGAATTGGAACTGATAGACAGCAAAAAAGAAGAATGCGTAGACGCGCGCTATCTTTTGGTGTACTTCCTATCGCAGTTTTTAACGGACGAGGAAATATCCCGTCAAACAAAGATACCCCGCCAGTCGGTAAACAGGATACGGAATCATTTTGATGTAAAGATAAACAAGTGGAGCGTAAAAAACTGCCTGCACGAAATTAGCTCCGAACTTGCCCATAACCCGCTCGTTTCTTCTATAATAGCACATTGATTCTGTCGTCCTTTGTCATGCAGCCTACATCGGGCTGCCTTGAAACAATAAATATTTTATGACTATGACAGCAGAAGATTTAATGGCAATGAAAGCCATGTCCGATGGAACCGACATGAGTTCCTACGAACACTTCATGGTGGCTGAAAAAACAGCGAAGAGACCCAGCGGAACATCAATTGCAGCTATTACTATCGGTAGTGCGGCCTTGTTAACTGGTATCGGCGCTTGGATTTTCGGTGGCGTTTATGCCGCACAGGGAAGCAAGGCTAATCAAAGAGACATTGACCGACTGGCTCAACTGGCTATTGCAGAACGCGCAGAACGTGTAAATCAGCAACCTCGCATGATTGACTACGTAAATGTTCAGACAGGCGCTACGGCTAACGCTTTGGCGGGAGCAGGAGCAAGCGCATACGCACAGGCAGAAGCACAGATCGTGGCTGACCGTTTGACAGGTCGCTCACAGATGTGTCCGCAGCCCGTAGCATTGTACAGCGCACCGCAGCCTTGCGGATGTCCTTGCAACGGCTAATTGCATTTCGGTATCGGGGAAGGGCACACTAAGCCTTTCCCTTTTTACAAAAAACATTGCTACTTATGTTTTGGAGAAAGAAAAAATACAATATGGAAATGCTGAAAATGATAAAGCCTACCAGTAAGGTTGCACTGAAAATGCAAACTCTGATGATAGCCAAAGGAAACGTAGAGGAAGCGGAGAAGCTGTATGATTTTCTCGCTAAGGACATGGAAGAACTGCCTACGTTTGATGTTGTACCTCCCACAACCATGCAACAGGTAAGGGATACTGCCGGAACGATATTCGGCTGGGTGAAAGAAAATCAGAACGACATCATGCAAGGCATAGAGTTCTTGAAAAGCCTGAAAAAAGGAGGTGGAATGCCGCCTTCGGGTGCTGCTCCAGTATCACCGCCTCTGCCTCCGTTGTAATTAAAACAAATGCACTATGAAAGGATTTGAAATAAATTTTAAAGTATATGCCGATACGCAGGAAGAAGCGGATGCAGCCTCAAAGGCATTGCAGAACTTTGTAAACGAACATGCTGCCGAGGGAAGAGCGGTAACAGCACAAAAGCTGACAGAGTGCGTTCTTAAATGGAAAGACAACCTGTTTGTAAAAAATCAAATCATCAAATATTTTAAATAACAAAACAATATGAACGAATACATACAAGCCATTTACGAGATAGCAGTATCAAACAATAAGTTCCTGATAGCTACGGAACAACGGCTGATAAACATTGAAGCAAAACTCGATGTGCTGCTGGGTGTAGGAACGCCTGATTCTGTAAAAGAGATGAAGAGCCGGGTGCCGGCTCCAAAGAAATACCCTCAATCAGCAGAGGAACCCGTTGCTGAATAATATTAATAAAAAAACGATTCATTATGAGCTGTTGTAAAAACAAATCGGGACAAACCTCCGTATTGGAGCTTATCCCCGTAGCCACAGGGACTACGACACCATCCCCAATAATGTATTACATTGACCTGATTCATTATCTGTGTCGTAACCGGAACATCTGTATCACCGCCCAATATCCTTTGAGCGGGACCATGAGGGCCGTTTTAAAGTCTATTGATTCTTTAGGCGGAAACCTTTATTCGCTGTCTATCCAATTGGTAGGTTCGGTAAGTTATCTGCCATACGTATGCGGATGCAACAATTGTGACGTATGCCCGCAGACGGATACAGTGTTCACTTCAATTACCGTACCGTTCTATTCAACCACAGTACCCACATCGGCAACACTTACCGTTACACCTAATGTGCTGGTAAGTCCTACCAACGTACAAGACTGCTGCACGAAAACAAATGCGGTGGAAATAGAGTTCGGCCTGACTGTCACAAGCCCTGCTCCTGCGCCTGCCGTAGCTGCATTGCTTGGTGAAGATGAAAGCTTAGCAAACGAAACCAAATCATCCAAAAACAAGTAGTGTATGATTGGGGATGCAATGATAATAACCGTTTCCGTATGCCTGTTCATCTATTTGGGACTTTTCGACGCCATATCAGGCATTTTGAAAAGACTTGTTCCGGTAAACCCGGGAAAGATAGGACGCTTATCAGAGAAGCTGAAATGCAGCAAGTGTATCAGCTTTTGGCTCACGCTGGCTTACAGCATTGCATGCGGAGGTCCGGTTATTCGTTGCATCCTTGTTTCTTTTCTGTGCGCTTTGGCCGCACTATGGATTGATTTGCTTTTGGCTTATATAAACAAAAAATACGATCGGTTATGGGAAGATTTGTAATTGTAAAACCAAAGCCCGCAAAGACGGTTAAATGCCCGTCATGCGGAAAGAAATAACAATATGGGCAACAAGAAGATTATGAAGTATTGCATGGACAAATACCTCAACGAGTGTATAGGTAACTGCAAGGATGACGGTGTCAAGGCTCTTTTATTATTACAAAAAGACATTGAAAAGAACAACGAACATCACCTTCGCCAGCAGGACTTGCTGCTTCAAATAATCAGAAAGCAAAGCAAACCCAATTTTTGGCGGGAGGTGGGAGCAAACCTTACCGGGGATGCCATTTTTGAGGTGTTACTAAGAGGTGCAAGCAGGATATTCAGATAAGAAACATACTACTAATTAAAAGAAAGGGAAAAGATTATGACTATTTATGAATTGATAGAAAAGTACGGCAAAGGCAAGGGTGAAGCTGTAATGATAGAGAGTACCCGCATTCTTTCGGATGTGCTGGAGCCGATGAAAGAGAAAGAGCCTAAAAAGTATTGGCTGGCGTTAAGAAAGCTGTACGGTGCCATGAGCGGATGCCATTACAACGAGGAGTTTGCCATGCACGATGTTGCCGATATGGAGTACACCGACAAGGAAGGCAACGAACACAAGGGTGGATATTGGACGGTAGATCAGATAGAGGAAGCCACCAAGAACAAGAATTTCCCGTCGGGATGCACACGCTGGGATAAATACGTAGCCTTTAATGCTTTTTGGGCCGATCTGTGCAAGGTTTTGGACGGAGAGGATATTATCGAAGCGGCGTATGCCTTTTGGTTTGACGATGAAGATTGGATGCCGGGAGATAATAAAATTTGGTCTTACATGTGCCTAAAATATAGCTATGAATGAACAATTAGACATATTGATTAAGCAGTCGGAAGACTTACCGCACTGGATGTTCTGCCGACTGCTTGCTATGATGCAATGGAACGTGCTCTAAAGATAGCCGAGGATGTTATTTGCAATGCTATACCGCTTATTGTTGCGGTAAAACTGGCTATGCTGTTAACCCTGTGTCTCTAATTCTTTCACATCCTCCAGCGCCCTATACAGTATGTATATGGTACTCATATTGTTTTTGAACAAATATGTGCTTCCTTCATCTACGTATTGCGCATAATCAAACGCCAGTTCTACAAGTTCTTTTCTAAGTTCTTCAGGAGCTATAATGTCTCTAAAAAATTCGCCCATTGCGCTGACGTCATATTGCTTTTTAGCAGGTATTGTATTTCTTTCCATGATGAATATTTGTTTTAGGTTTTAAGCGGGCAGACTGATTACGCCTACCCAAAATAATATTAGTTTATCTTATTCTTGCTAATTTCCCGTCTGAGGGATTGCCGCCAAACAGGTGATTGATGTATGCTAATCCCTTTTGAGTACATGTCACAACCATTACAATAAATCCAGGATGATTTTTTCTTGATATAGGCTTTTCTGTCATTTCAAAGTAGCCTGCATCAATGTATTTCTGCTTAGGTTCATTACGATTTGCAAAGAATACGCCAACTTCACGTAGCTTCTTGAAAAGGGTGTTTCTCCCAAAGCCGAGGTTGAGAATCTTTGCGGCTTGACCTATGTCTACTTTGCCCTCTGCTTTGAAAGCGGCTTCGGCGAAGTCGGCTTTGGGCTTAAGTCTTTCTATCTGTTTCTGCTGTTTTTCATTCTCCAAAGCTAAACGTTCCTTGTCTTCTTCCGCTTGAAGAGCCATTAAAAGAAGTTCCTTACGGGAAAGTTCACGCTTGTTTTCCTCGCATGCTATAAAATACTTTCGGGCTTGTTTGCCTCGTTCATTATTCTCGAGCATTGAAAGCTCTTTTGCCATGCCGATAGATAGTGCATATTCTATTTTGCTAACTTGCTGATTTTCAGACTTGATAAAATTATCATGTCTGATATTCAATAAGTTACCTTGATAGTCAAAATAGAGCGTTTCAAAATCTTTTCCTTCTACAAAGTCGTATTTATTAATACGCCCTTTTATCCAATTAGCAAATTCTTGTTTACTTTCAAGAAAAGAATGTAAGTAACGTGCGTTAACGGCTTTTTTCCCGTTGTTTTCACTGATAGGGAGCAGTTCTCCCAAATTGTTAATTTCTGCCATAGATTTATTGAACTTTATTGGCATTATAGGGCTGGTAGCCTGCCCATATCCGGCTTTTCGGAAGGGCAAAGAAAAAGGCTGCCCTGTCCCATTGTTCAACCTATCCAAAGGCAGATATAGCATTAACTATACCTATGGGGGTGGCAGCCACTATATTGTAGCGTCAAACTCGCAAGCATAAAAAACGCCTGCATATGGCAGGCTTCCGCTTGCCTTTGGATAAAAGTTGAACGCTGCAAATATACTACCTTTCTTTATAATGTCAAATGAAAAACTTAATATTTTACTTTAACCGTATGATTTTTCGCCCATATCATCGCATTGTATAGAGACATGGCGTATAACTTAATCTCTTCCTTGCTATCGAGGAAATCCACTTTCAACGCACCTTTCATCGCTTTTGCGTAAAGGTCTTTGTTTATATCATCTTCCATAATGTTCTATTTTTAATATACAATTCGTTTTTGTCTCAAAAATTACGGGGGTTATAATTTAAACAGTGTCCTATTTTTAATACACACGCCATTTCCCCGTATCCTATTTTGACAGAATTACCTGCATTTTACTTTCGTAAACCCGTACTTGGCAAGTTTCAGATACACCGTCCTGACGCTTACATTCAATATTTCGGCCATTCTACGGGGAGCTATGCCGTCCTCCTTGTACATTTTTGTGATGTTCTCCTGTGAAAGAGGGTCAACAAATACTTTCCTCGGTTCGGCTATTCCCATTCGTTTACGCGCCACTGCTGCATACGCTTCGTTTTGCTTATCCCTTGTTACGTAGATAACGGTAGTGTTGCTAAGGCGAAGAGGAACCAAGTTCTTTTCAAGCTGTCTGCGCTCCTCTATCAGGTGTTCCGCATCTCCGTTGACTGTCGTGTCTACTTTCTTGTATTGTTCAGGCAGACGGGCGTGTCTGTCTCTTAGTTTCTTTTCGGTTGCTCTCATCGTTTTTTACTTCCATTTTTACCAAGTTCTGTACTTCTTCTTCCCAAACGTCTCCCTCGTTGTCCGAAAAGTCAAGATACACAGTATCATTAGGGCTTGGGTTATTAAAACAAGAGAGCAATCCTACTACCTGCATCGGTATTGAAAGTCGCTCTCCTTGTGGTGACGGGAGTTTTATTCTCACCCAGTCACCGATTCTTAAGTCTGTTATTTTCATTCAAACACTATTTCTTTACCGTAAATCTTTGCTATTTCAAATTCGGCATTACATCCCTTGCTTTCATGCCATCCTCTAAGGAAATACACAGCGTCGCATTCAAGCAAGGCTGCTATGTCTTTCCCCATGTGTTCAGAATAAGGCGCATCATGATCGCATGATACAACCAGCGGAGACACCGGGATAAATCCCTTTTCCTTAATTCTTATTTCTGCAAATCTGCACTCTGCTTCCACGTCTTCGATGTCCCGCCCTGTTATGGGCAGGCTGATATATACTGTCTTTTTCATGATTACTTTTCTTTATCAATTAATATTCCGTTTCTCTTGTCGTAATTCCTCATGCGAGGACATTTACCGTCACATTTCATATTCACATGCACATTGTTTGCTATGCCTGATATGAACGACTTTTTATAGCACTGCCCGCTGTAATGGCTGTAATGTTTGCAGCGTTCCCGGTATTCGTTTCTATTCATAATTATTGCATACAAATTGTTTAAAAGGATAAAAGCGATGATATACACACCTTACAAATAGATCGTAAAACGCTTCCTTTGAATACTTGCAATTAATACAACATTTATTCATAGTGCCTATATTTAATCCTATCTTATCCATAATCATATAAGTTTTAATGCTTCAAAAATCCCGGCTTCGAGTGCTTCTTCGTAGGCGTCCCACTTCCCACCATCATTAGGGCCTTTGGAACCATCGGCTTTCATCCATGTGCCGTTATTGGCTTTTACAATGATATATCCATAACCACAAGCATTACGGTATATTTCAATATGCAGGTTCTTGACTTCACGTAGCCACTTTTGAGCAAGAGATTGTGTAGGCTGAGAAAAGCATCGTTTTGGTAAATCACCGTTTGACATATTGTTAATATCAACAACATTTCTACACTCATTAAATCCTTTCTTTATCAGCATCTTCGCTGTCTCTAATGCTACAAGTTCTTCGGCCATAGTTATTGTTTTTTCAAATTAATAATCTTCGTTTCGTAATTATCAAGACCACTCACATTAGTACTGATAACTACTATGCTATCATTGATGTAAGTAATGCAGCCTGAACGTGTATGATGTGTTATTGGGTATTTTGCAGGAATGTCGCAACTGTGCAGTGCGACTATCGCTAAAAGAATAATTATCTTTTTCATATTTTAAAATGTTCAATCAGTTCGTTTACGGTAGCCTTGTGATAATGAGATAAATCAAAGTCGTTTGGCATCCCAAAGAAATCCATTCCAGGCAAATTACCGTCAGAGCCATCCCGATACATACCCCAATCTCCCTTGCCGTTGGTAAACCATTGATTGTCATCTGTATCATCCCTCAATGCAGCAATAGCTAAGAAAAGCTATTCATTGGTTCCACAATCAATTCTTCCAGCACAATTCCATGTGCGATAAGGATTTGTAGCATCAAAAGCCCCTTTAATAATAATATGATAATTGCAGTTAACTGGTGATGTAGCAATACAAAACCTTTCATCTTCAATTACATCAGTAGGATGGTTGTATCCTAATTTTTCCAACTTCTTTCTTAATTCCGGTGTATTTTTGCGTATAAACGCTGGTGTCGAAAATCCCATAATTATTCCTCCTTATCTATCTTAATATCTGTCACTTTGCCACGATTGACGAAACGAAAACATTTCATTACAATACACAGAAACGTTTCGTATTGGCTCTCAAATTCATCGCATTCATAACGCAACGAGCAGTCACTGCAATCAGAATGCCCATTATACACTTTCTCTGCTTCATGCAGCACCCCGTCTATTATTATTCCGTTCTTTACTTCCATAATTAAAACGTCAAGATTATTTTTGTTTTTATTCTTACAGGCAAAGCAGATAACGTAGATTTTTCACTTTCCCTGCGTATATAAATCATATTATTGACTTCTAAACCTATTTCAGCTTCAAGTTTTTCCAAAATATGAGCTATCTCCATTTCAGCTTTCGATTTCTTGTTTTTTACTTCTTCTATATCCATGGTTATTCCCCTTTTAATTTCTTTATTATAGCATCCGCATTTCTTACAACAACATACGCAAAGTCATCAAGTGTAGGATTTGGGTCTGCTCCTTCAACAACCGGAGCGCATAAAAGCCCCTGTGTAATAACTTTCGCCAATTCATAACGTCTCTGCTCCCAATCAATAGTTTCATCATCTTTCAAAATTTCAAGTAACCCATTAGGAATAATCGGGTCAGTAGAACCAACCTTGGCATAGAAACAACATTCAACATCGATTACTTCTCCAGTTTCTTTTATTCTCGCTTTCATTGTTCACCCTCCTTTAAAATATATCCGTTTTCAATCACCCAGCACAGTATCTTATATGCGTTCTCCAAGATATCCACATTGTTTTTATAATCTAAATCGTCAAACGTATAATTTACGTATCTATAACATATACAAGGCGGAAGTATTTGCAGTTGATATTCTTCATCATTGTATGTAATATAACTCGGCAGCTTGTCGAGAATGTCCTGCAAGGTGTAAGCAGGGTATTCATGCTTCATATTCGGTTGAGAAACGAAGAGAGTAGGCCTTTCCTCTAAGGCGAGCACTCCATTGAAAAAAGATTCAACCGTAGGCAAAAACTGCCAGTGCATACTTGCATCACTCGTATCCAAGCCAAGCTCCCGCAGGTGCTTCATCTGATCTATTGATAATACTTGTTTTGATTTCATAATTCCATATCATTGTTCATACCTTATTATTTTCTCTCTACATCCAATATCACTACCACAACATGGGCAATTAACAAACAATACATTGTATCCATCTCTTTGATCGTAAATTTCTTCTTTCACATCTTCTTTCTCAAACTCAAATTCACAGCCACATTGGTAGCAATGACGGAAATAAATCGGCCTCTTTTTGTTAGAGCCTTTAATTATTCTTATCGCCATACAGTCCTCCTTTCTCCTTAGTCCGTTTATCCTTTGCTATTAGTAATTTAAGTGCCAATAACGGGTCTTTGTTCGCAATGATATTAATGTCTTTAACACGTCTGTCAACTCGCGCATAGTGATGAACACAAATAGCATTTGCTTTCATTGCACGTCCAATTCCATATAATGATTCCATACGAGGATTCGAACGGATATTCTTCATTATTTTTCTTGCTTGTCTTAATTTCATAGATCAATCTCCTTTCTCTTTAATCCGTTCCAGTACATCCTTGTTGGCTTCGATTATCTCATCGAAAGAAGGGATAGGCATCCGGGTATTTTCTTCGTAATATCCTGAACGAATACGCTCTTCGACAAGACTTGGAGGAATTTTGTTTAGCAAATCCGCCATTGCGTCTTTAGGAATATACATGTAAAATCCCCTGAGTGAAAACACATTTTTTTCTATAAATAAGTTTGCGCCCACCACATTATTGTTTAACACTCTCTCCAAGCGTGCAAGGAACTTTTTATCCCTGTACGCTTGATACTTCTGTAATAGTTTTTTAATCATAATATATTGTTGTTAGTTAATCTTCCACCTCAACAAATTCTCCGCCTACTAATCTATACCAAGTATCAGCCTTGATATTTTTGCCGTCAACCACAACGGCTTTCCAATCGAAAACATCGTACGAGTTTTCTTTTTCCTCTGCTATAACCAAGATAGATCCCATACCTCCTCTGACCTTTACATTTGTTCCTCGCGCCACCGCTAAACCGTTATTTCCAGTTGATGAACTACCTCTTGATGTCGCAGCACCACTATCACCAGCGGTCGCAGCACCATAATTACCAGCGGTCGCAGCACCACTATCACCAGCGGTCGCAGCACCACTATCACCAGCGGTCGCAGCACCACTATAACCAGCGGTCGCAGCACCATAATTACCAGCG